ATCCAACACGGGCATCTGTGCAGAAGAAGCCAGCCGCCTTCCTGACTACGCCTTTTAGGTTCGCTTGGTGCAGAAACACTTCGAGGAACTTCTCAGCCTCTTCGCCGGCGGCCTGATCGATGGGGTCTTCGTCGTCCACTGCGGCGACTGTCATACCCGGCACAACCCGGCTAAGCAGCGCGGTAATCTTCTTGTGTCGCGCTCCTAAGACATTGCAGGAGAACAGCTTCATTGCGTTCCCTGCCGCCATGACGCTCTGCGCACCGTTGGCACCCGACGAGCCGCCGAACATGCCCCAACCCTTCCAGCCCACGTTCAGGAACTGGTAATTGCGCCGGAATAGGCGCATCTCCCACGCTTGTAGAACTTCCCAGATTCGCGCAGCAGAGTCCGTCTTGTTGACGTTTTGCGTAAGTTGCTCAATCGCTGAGACGTACTCGCCCAGTTCGTCCGGGCCGTAGATTTCCTCTTTGCCGTTCTCCTGCGCACCGCAGAACCACGGCGCAATCTTGCCTGGTGTGTATCCGGCTGGCGGCCAAGGCATGGGCGTCAGGCGCTGCGCAATGGGTTCTTGCTCGTCTTGCTCGGTGTCGTTAGGGTTCAGCGTTGGGTCAGGCATTTTTCACCATATCGAGTACCCATTCAACAATCTCTTCAACATTGAGATGCCCATCGTATTCAAAACCCATCTCGTCGGCGTCCACGCTGCAATAGGCGCCGTGCCCTTCGGTTTCTTCTTTCTCGACACGAAGTACAATTTTGCGCGTGATTTCTTTTACGTCAGGCATTAGAGCCCCATCTCTCTCTTTGTCGTGAACGACAATTCCTGCACAATTGCCGACGCTATCGCTACTTGAATCCGCGCCTTAATCTGTGGCGCTCTGTCAGATTCCCGGAAAGAGCGCCAAGTCTGACATATTTCATCAGCCATGCGCAGGGAAATTTCATCGACAACTAAGGGCGTCATAGATCGTCTTTCTGCGGGCCATCGCTCAGGATCGGGCAGCCGTTTTTGTAGGTTCCCGCGCTGTCTACGCTCTTCTCTTTCCGCACTTCCTGCTGCACGTAGATTCGCTCCCACCCCTTGCGGAACTCGTCTGTTATCGGCTTTTGCTGCTCAAAGTCCATGCTACCCCCTGTGCATCGCGGCGAAACCCGCAGCCGATGCTTTGCGCCGACGCAACAGCGGCGAGTCGCCTGGCTTCGGCGTTTCCTGGGCGGCCGTCAGCTTTTGGTCGGGAGGAATATGCAGCATGGCGTGCAGCGCGCCCGGCTTCTCTTGGAAACTGCCTTTGCTGCCCAAATCGACGTGCTTGGTCTTCATGGTCGCCTCTGGCAATGACTTGAAGTTTGTCGCGGAATCCCACTCGGACACTTTGGCAGGTCCGCCCAGCGCCTTCTCTCCGGTTTGAGAGTGCGCCCAGCGGGCCTGCTTGAGTGAGCGAAAGGGCATTATTATGCCACCGGCGCAACGACGCGCACAACCTTATCGCGCGAATAACTGTTGCCATCATCCACGGCTAAGGTATCCGCGCCCGCGCCCACAACCACATAAATGGCTGAATCAACCATACCATTGGAGCCGATCACGCGTACCTGGTCGCCAGCCTTGATCGGGTCGGCATCTTCGGTGAACGGTACGAATGGCTTCTGCTCGCCACTTTGCGGGCCGACTCCATACGATCCTGGGTAGTCGTTTCCATCGCTGGTCTGCGTCCAGTTGTCTGGATAGCGACCGGTCCCTGAGCCGTCATCGATCTTGAAGAGTTCCTTTTCGACTCGGTGAAGGCGCTCTTCGAGTTCGCGAACAGTCTTTTGCAGTTCAATCTTGTTTTCGTCGTGCTGCTGCATGTGCAGTGTCATAGTGTCCTTTCCGGGAAAGCATGGGGTGAGGGTGGGAATCGAACCCACGGTTACGCGCAAACTTTAGTAGCCGCCCTCGCCGCTCTCGCTGGGCTCGTGCTCTTCCTCGGTAAAGTACTTGTCGAGGTGATCCTTCAGCGATTCCAGGTTCTCGCTGTCATGGGCCGCACCGGACTCGTGCGTGGTGGTGTGGTGGCCCTCCGGGTGGTGCTCGGTATGGACCGGCTTGTCGTTCACGTCCGGCTCATCGTCTTCGCCAGCGTGCATTTCGTCGGCGTCCGCGGGGTTCGCAACGGGCGCTTTGGCCATCTTCTTCGGCGGCATCCCGCCCTTGCCAATCGGGTAGTTAAACATGCTCGGCTTCCTTTCCTTGGAGTTTGGCTTCAAGCACTTCGGTTTTGGCCGCTTGTCCCTGCTGGTAGGGCATCCACTCGGCATACTGCGACGAGGGGCGCTCGCTACCGCCTTGGTAGAGGAACACGCTGGTCTGATTTGACGCTGCACCGTTGTGGTCAAAGATTGCGAGGTTGACGCAGGTATCAGACCAAACATGCGCAATAATTGCGGCGTTCGGCTGCTCTTCTGGACTGGAACCTGCCGGATGAAACCATACTACGCGGCCGTTTGTGGGTTTAATCATGAATGCTGCTCCTTTTCTGGATTGCGTTGAAGTTGTGTCAATGCAATAGCTTGCACCGTATCCCAATCGAGAATGGGCTCGGTGAATTCGCGCGGCTGAACGCCGATGTGCTCGTTGATCATGCGCTGCTCGATGCGGGTGAGCGCGGCCAGGATCGCGTCGTGGCGCTCAGCCTGCTTCATCTCCATCGCCTTGAACATGGTCAGCGACGGAACATCTGTGACAGCCGTCACAATTTGCGTGATGCCCAGCCATGCGCGGATTCGGTCACGAAAGGTCATTGCGAACATAGTAGCACTCTACTCCCAGAATTGGAGTGGTTTCTTGGCTTTCTCGCGCCGATCCGTCTCGCGCAGCATCTTGAAATGCCGCTCCATCGGGTCCGGAGTGTTGGCCAAATCTTCGACCAGCGCTTCGTCGCGCGTCTTGTTCATCGGCGTCACGCCGAACGTCATTGCAAGCATATCCCCTGTGTCGGGCGATGACAAGCCCCGTTTTTTCATGTCCTCTTTGCGCTCAAGCTGAATCTGGTTCTTGTTTGAGTGGTAGTATTCCGGCCCCGTCAAGTCCGCCTCAAGCTCTGGATCGTCGGGAATCTGCGCAGTGACCAGCCAGTCGCGCAGTTTGCCCCAGACCTCGGCGCGCTTGTTGAAGTACATGAACTGGTCGCCAGGGGTGGCGCCGCCATGGAACTCCTCGATGCGAAACCATTCGGGAAGCATGATCTCAGGAGTTCCGCCTGTCTTTCGCAGCGTATGAGGCAGGCCGGCCGCCTTCCATGCCTCGGGCAGGTAAGTGCGCACGTAGTCCACCACGCCGCCGCCGATGCCGTCACCGTCCACCACAACCGAGCGTGGCCGCTCTTGAAGAATGCGCATGATGACCTGTCGGCCAACCTGGATCGTGTCCATGCCACGAATCTTGTCAGTCGTGACAGCGCGCAGGCCCTGCCGGTAGCCGATCACCGTCTGATCGTCGCCAAACCGCGCTACGTCCACGCTGAGGATCTTGTATGCCCTGCTCTGGTCGCCCACGTTGCGCTTGCGGGCATCTGCCACCACGTCACCGGCGATGAACTGGCCGGACCCGGCCCGTGGGAACTCACCCTTGACGCGGATGCGGATACGGTCAGAGTCCTCGCCCCAGTCCTCTACTTCTTTGGCAATCTCGACCTTGTTCGTGCCGGGAACCGTGCGGGAATCGATCTGGCGCCGCACCCAGCGATGCTTGAAGCGTCCAAAGCACTCTCGGAATGCGCCAGTATTCTTGGTTGGATTGCCGAACGCCAGCCAGATGATCTCTGTATTCTCGTCGGTCAGTGCGCCGCTAGTGACTTCCCATATCTTGTCCGGAATCGCGCTGGCCTCATCGTAGATCACGACAATACGCTTGCCTTTGTTGTGCAGTCCTTGGAATGCTTCGGTGTTGTTTTCGCTCCACGTCTCGCGGTCAACACGCCACGAATCAGCATGTGCCTTATCTTTAACCTGGATTCGAGTCGCTGTGCGGTTCCACCAGTGCGCGTTAATGGACTTCTCTAGCCATTTGCCAACCTCGGGCCACGTCTTGGTTGCGAGCTGGTCCTCAGTGTTGGCTGTCATCATTACGCGGCAATCGTCGCAGGTGGACATAGCCCAGTGCGTAATCATGGCGATCAGCGCCGTCTTGCCGATGCCGTGTCCGGACGTGACAGCGATGCGCAGTGGCTGGAATCTCTCTTGCCAGCCATGAATGCCGCAACCGCAGCCTTCTCCGCGCAGATGCTTTCCGATGACGCTCAGGATGTCGATTTGCCAATCGTGCGGGCCTTCATGTTCTTCTAGGAAGGTGCCCGGCGAGCCCCACGGCCAGACGTATCGCACATGGGCGAGAGGGTCTAGCGCGAACGAGCCAATATCCCCTCGAAGTGCTTGCTCTTCCGCCGGACTATTTGCTCTTGCTGGCACGTTTGCGCGCCTCTGCGATCGCGTCGGCCAGGCTCACGCCGCCGCTAAGTTCCAAGTCTTGTTTGTCGCGCCACTTGTCAGGTTGGCGATTCTTCAGCCAGAAGATTTGAGCGGTCACATCGGGAGGAACATGCTCAATATAAGGGACTTCTGTAACTTGTCCGTCTTTTCCGCAGAAGATCTTGACAGCCTCAAAGCTGTAGCCGTTGGCGCGCTCATAGAGTGACCGCTCAACGCGCGTATCGGCAACCTCTTTAGCTGCCACCATCGCCGCGCGGAACTCAGGGAACTTGGACCGCCAATTGTTGATTGTGGCGACGGTTACGCCGAACTCCGCGGCAAGCTCAGGATTGATCGCGCCAGCCAGACACATCTCTCGTGCGCGCTCGACATACTCGGGCTTGTAGAGGGTCGCTGCCATTACTTTGACCTCGCAAGGGTGCCGACGATAAAACCAACTGCGCCGCCGATCATTGTAAACGCTGCGGCAATTCCGCCGATGAATGCCTTCCACGATTCGAGCCGCGTAACTCGTTTGGATATATCCGGCAGATCTTTTGTGCGCTCCACTAAAAGGTCCAGCGTGGTTTTCATCTCGGCGAGCGCCACTCCATGTTCTTCAAGTAGGCGTGTCTGCGCGTTCTCGCGCTCTTTGGCGAGTGCATCTCGCTCTTTGGTTAGGCGCTCAATGTCCTTTTGGAGGGCATTTACCCCGGCGAACTGGCTTATATTCGTCCTGCGCTCAACCA